TGTCTACTACTCCTGGTAGATGTACGGTTTCCGCTAGTCCAACTCAAACTGGAGTAATGGGTATTTGGTTATCAACCGGATCTGCTACTTCTGCGATAAGAGGATTGATACAACCTATAGAGATTAACTAATTGATATATACAAAGAAAATAAAATTTAGAATATGCCTTTACCTATAGATTGGCCTGGTGCTACCTACGGATCAGGAACCGGAACTCCGTATACAAGTCCTAATGGAGATACTTGGATATGGACTGGATATTCCTGGGAAGGGTTAATTGCAACGGCAACTCCTTCGGCCGGAACTGTTTATACAAAGGAACTCATATCCGGAGGAGCATCGTGGAACACTGGAATGACTTTCGACGTTTCCGCATTAACTTACACCTTTTTCGGTCCAATACAAAGTGCGATTGCTACTCAAGTAACGCTTTCGAATGGAGATTCTGTATATGATAGAATTGATGCGATAGTGGTTAATGACGATGATCCGAATGGTCTTGTTTCAGTTATTGAAGGTACACCAGCACCAAATCCTATTACACCAGAAATTCCATCTGATCAATTATTAGTTCAATACATAATTGTTCCTACCGGAGTTACTTCAATGCCAATTTCTACTCTTGTAATTTATGATAACAATATAGAATGGACCGGTTCTGTAGTAGATGTTAGTGGTTTGGGAACATTTACCTTTAATTCAACTACACCTACACCATTTAATAGTTCAGTTTGTTTAAATGTTACTGGAAATAACCGTAGAAGATGGGCTAGATTTTCTGAGCCTACTTCGACCGGAATAACAGCAAGTAATTATGCATTACTTTCTTTTAGAGTTTATTTCACTTCAAGTATAAACATATCTAGAACTTTAACAGTAAGGTTTCGGAATAATGGTTCTTACGTAGGAAATCCAGTTAATGTAACGCCTACATTTGCAAGCAGAACGGTTACCAGTCAATGGCAAAATGTCGTTATTCCTCTTAATCTTTTTGCAATACCTTTAGAATTCGATGCAATAGATATTCAACTGACAGGAAATTACACCGCAGATTTAGCAAATTGGTCAATTGATTTAGTTCAATTACAAAGTGGAATCTCTCCGGCTATTGGAGTAGGTGCATCTCCAAAACCATGGGGAATCTACGGACAAGGAACTGGAGTTCTAACTACATACAATACACTTTCTCAAGCGATAAATGCTTCGGTTGTAGGCGATTGTATTCACCTTTTTGGATCTATAACAGAAAACGTAACTTCGGCATATACGATAGAAAATAGAAATATAAACCTTAACGGACATTATTTAGGAATGACAGGTCCAACATCGATTGGTGATGTAATATCAATAGTAAAAATTGGAAATATATACAACGGAACGATATTCATAGATGAAGATTCTCCTATTGTAGGTCCAACTTCTGGAGTAATAAGAGCAGGCGGTGTTTCAATTTTTGATGGTTTAAAAGTAATAAACAATTCAGTAAAAGGATCCGCATTAAAAGTTCAAGGAGACTTAGTAGATATTATAGGCGGATATTTTGAAACCGCAAATTATCATGCCGGATATATTAATCTTCCAGCTGAAGGATCCAAAATAAGAGATATCGAGTTTAGAACTAGAGCCCAAGATTTTAACGGATTCTATGCAAAAGACGGAGGATCTGTTGAATATTGTAATATAAAAGCATTTAATACGGCATCTACAATAGGCAGTACGGGTTCAGGAATTTATATAGACGGTGGAGGAGATAAAATGTGGAATTGTTACGGATATACTAAAACTGGTGGAACCGCAGGAACTTCTTCTTATGGGCTTTATGTTGCTGGAAAGTGGGAAATATCTGACTGTCAAGGTATTGCTGAGGGAAGCAGACCTAATTGCTCTGGTATGGGAATGTATATCCCTAATTCTAGAAATTGCGTTGCAAGAGGAACTCAAGTAGGTGCAGTGATTGGTACTGGAACACACTCTCTCTTAACAAGTGAAACCGAAGCAGGGTATGGAATGCTTGTAAAAAATTCGACAACCATAAACCAATCTAAAATAACAGGTGTTCAAGGGATTATTTTAGATGAAGATGTATTATCATCTATAAATGGATGTTCGATTGAAGGATACCTAATAGGTGCTACAGGATCAAATTTCATAGTTACTAATTCTACGATAGATTCATCTGATTCGGATCTCCCTGCGATTCAAATGGGTCCTGATAACGGAACTAACGTTTCATATTTTTTGAACTCAGTTTTTAATGTATCTGGAGCTACATACGGAATAATCGCAGAAGGGGCTACTGCCAGGGATGTAAGAATAATAAACTGTACTTTCATAGGACCTACGATTGCATCATGGGACACTTCTACAATAACAAATATAGTAGGAGCAACTAACGATAGTCAAGGTAATATGAAATATCCGTAAATTAGTTTGCTCTCATTTCAATGAAACTGTATAGATTTTATTGCATAAAATATCAATAAATAATTTATATGGAATCAGGAGAAATTAAACGATACTACGAATGGAATTCAGGATCTCGAGCTGGTAGAGTTGAGATATATTTAGCTGAGGATGATAACAATGTTTGGTTTGAAAGTGGAAGATTTGTAAAGAAAGAACTTTTCGATTCTCAATTAATTCAAATATCCGAAGAAACCTACATATCAAAAGAAAGTCAAAGTTTTCAACCACCTGCACCTCCGGTTCCGCAATCTATCGAAGAATGGGAATCTATGTTAGGCAACGGAAGCCCTCAACTATCATCTATCGCTCCTCCACAACCGATACAACAAAAAGAAAAATCCGCGGTACAAATAATTTTAGAGAAACAAAAGAAATTTAATAACATTGAATTAGATGTTAAGATTCCTTTGGATTTCCCAAACGAGAAAGCAATCGAATTTATGATGGTTATGTTTGATGAAGATGAGGTGATTGATGAGATTGTTAATTTTGTGTATTCACAAATGTCTTCGGATCAAATAAACAGCATAATTAAAACCACAATAAAGGAGAGAATTTCTAATATATCCGAAAATCATTCGGAATAAATACAATAAACTATATAGAAATGAAATGTCGTCTAGTCGACAATCCTTATTGCGACAAAAATTTTCAAATAGAGTTCAATAGCATCAAAGAACTCGAGGATCTAAGAGATTCACTTAACCATATGCTTAAGTATGTCAAGATGTGTCAAGAAGATGGAGAAGAATTACCTCCTTTAGTATATAAAATAACCGAGATAAATAATAACTCAAAAACCAAATAATATGTCACAATCACAAGCAAAAAGACAAAGACGCCAATATGAACTTTGGCTAAAGAAAAACAATCCAGCAGCTTATAGAGAATGGAAATCGAAAGCTGCTGAAAGAGGAGCTTCTATACATGCATCTAACGTAGAGGCAGTTAGAAATGCAGAAACTGAAAGATTAGAAAAAACGCAAACAGATATTATTGTTAGAATGAAATCTGAAGGAAGAACCGATGCAGAAATAGATCGATATATCGGAATTTGGGTTAAAACTTTAAGCCTTTGGGCTAGCGATGAACCTAAAATGTCATGGAAAGAAGCTACACGAGAATATGATAAAGAATTAGCCTCATCTAAAAAGTCCAAAAATGATAACGATACAGCTAACTAATGCTACAAACGGAGTGATTAAAAAGGTTATAGATACTCAATATAATGGAGTAGATCAACCTGCAGAAATAATCACTTTATATGAATTTGATGAAGATGCTCCAGAATCTAAACTGGAGTATTTTCTTAAAATAATGGATCTTTTAGAAGATGTTTCTAAAGATCTTGGTTTGACTTTTGGAAACGACCATGACGGTGCTCAATTTAAGTTTGATCTAGATTGGGGCGATAAATATATCCCAACCATTGAAGAACTCAATGAAAAAATCAAAGAACTCCAGTCAGAGATTCGCGAACTAAAAGAAATTAAAAAACAATTAGAAAATGTCGATAATGTCTAAAAACATTTTTATAGTTAATTGTGATAAAAGCAAATTTGAATCATCATTTTCAAGAAAGAGAAATTCAGATATCATCAATTACCATGAGATAAGACAAAGACTAACAAATAACGACGTATTCAAATCTCCTCCATCTTCTGATATCGTAGAGTTTCAAATAATCAAGAGACTTTATTCATTCAAAAAATGTCGTAAGACTGAGTTTTTATTTTTTTACGTGGATTCTTTAGATGCTAATTTTTTGTCAACTCTTAAAAATATATTCGGAGAATGCGAATTCCCCGTTAATTTCCATTTACTCGTAGATCAAGATCAGCAAATTCCTAAATTTCATGAGGAATTTAATTCGGTTACAATGCTAGAAAAATGATAAAAGATGTCCTTTTAGATAAAAAAAGCATATGTCATGCTCTTTTATACTCAACATCTTCTCCTGAAGTTGTTATTCCCATTAAAGGAGTAATCGAGGATATTCATTTCGAAGAGGACATTCCACATTACACAATAAAGCTAATCAAGTTTTATGACAATATCAATTTCCTTAAAGAACACTTTATAGGAAAACCTTTTTTGCTTAAACATAAAGCAAAACCAAAATCCTTCCAAATACCAAAATTCAATAATGTTATTGAAATAGAGACCTGGTTCATCGATGAATGTACTCATAGATTTTGCGTAGAAAGTTCTTTTGTTGTAAGAACAAAAAATGAAATGATGGAACTTTTTAACAAAATTGAAGATTATTTGCTAATTAAGCATATAAGATCTATAAGAGAATCTTCACTAAGAAGTCTATATTCAGGTTCGTTAAAAATAACATCAAAAGTAGAGTTTAAAGAAAGATTACGTAGAATGTACGGAGATCGATTTGATGATAAATCTTTTGAAGAGTTCTCGGATTTTATTTGAATATATAGAATAAAATAATATAGTCCATGGGAATAAAGGCACCTAACAATATAGAAGGAAGTTATTATAGAGGAAAGACTAATAATGGAGATCCGGGAGGATTCCCTCTAGGAGGATTATACGGTGATGGTTTAATGGATGTTCCTTTACCAAAACCAGTAAAAACCAAGGATAAAAAAGGAGAAGAGAAAGAATGGCCAGCTAAAGCGAGAAAAGGCGTTCCTTCTATTTTCAACCGATATTCTATATTCTATTTTAACAGTATTGTCAATCATGGATCTACTCCTGAACCAGTTTTTGATAAACCTAATCGTTTGGCTGATTTATCATCAGGAGGAGCTTTCGGATTTCAAAGCATAATAGATCATCCAACCGCAAAGAACATAATCAATTGGTCTAGACAAGGAGGTTCCGATGGAGGAACTAATGCTATCGAATACTCATGGGAAGATTTTCTTTGGTGTAAGAATTATGGAATAGTTCCAAACAATTACATGGTTACCTTGAGGCGTTTTGCAGTTCCTTGTTCTGATGACTTATTAGATTTTAATAAACAACCTGCTCCGGATATCGGTCGAATGGTTTCTTGGGTTGATGGAGAATCTAACACATGGGAATCCGTTGGTTTAAAATTTACAACATCAGTTACTTGGAAAGAGTTAGAATCAGAGATTCAATCATTACAGGCTCAAGAGGGTTATGGAAACGAAGGAGATGCTATCGGTGGAGCTTTAGGTAATATCATCAAACAAGCATCTTGGTTAACTCAACCTGGTTCAGGTGAGGCTGCTAGAACCTACAATCCTAACACTGCTAACATAGATCCATACGCAAACAAAAACGTAGTATTTGGTTCCGCATTAGACGTTGTTAAAAAAATGATGGTCAGGGATAAAGGTCTTAATTTTGAGCAGCAAATGACTCTTAAATTTGAATACGAATTAAGATCTGTCGACGGAATCAATCCAAAAGTTGCTATGATGGATTTACTTTCTAATGTTTTAATATGTACATATAACCGAGGTGAATTCTGGGGTGGAGATATTCGTTATTATGGAGGAAATCCAAGAAGAGTTAAACCACTCGGAGATACTGCTGCATTAGAAAAGGGAGATATGGGAGGATATCTAAAATCTTTAGTAGGCGAAATATCTGGAAGGATGAAAACCTTAACAGGAGGTGCTGGTCTATCATTGGAGGGATTGGCAAATGCTGCTAAAAATATAGGTGGTGGACTTATGGATAACATCATTGGTGGTGGACTAGATAAAATGGGTAGACCTGGAGCTCAAGCGGTTAATGCTTTACTTTCCGGAGAAGATACCGGCGAATGGCATGTTATGGTAGGAAATCCTGCAAATCCAATCATATCAGTTGGTAACATGGTATTAGAAAAAACAGAAATGTATTTTCATGGAGCATTAGGCGCAGATGATTTCCCAACTAAATTAACGGTTACGTGTACTCTTAAACCTGCAAGACCTAGAGATCGTTCGGATGTTATGTCAATGTTCCATAGAAACGGTAGAATGTACGTAAGTACTCCGCCAACTCAAGGAAAATATGCAGGACAAAGTAAAGGAGGTCAAAATGGAGGAACCACTCCACATGGTGACGATCCAGCAACTATTAAAAAACAAAATGAAGCTGCAGCCGCTCAAGGTAAAGAGAATTTAGCAATGAGATTCCCTAATCACCAAAATGATGATAAACTAGCAATTGTAGATCAATCTGCTCAAGGACAATACTAATAACTTATGTACATTAAATTATTTGATCTCAAGAATGAGATGCTCAGAAACGGAGAATACATCATGGATTTTACTGATAATAACTTTAAAGTTAATTACAAAGATCCATATTTGCGAATACAAAAAGTAATTCTCGTAGAGGATAAACATCTATGTAGACCTGATTTGCTTTCATTCGAGGCATATGGAAATACTGATTATATAGATGCTATTCTAAAATTTAATCAAATATGCAATCCGTTTTCAATTGAGCTATATGATATTATAGTAGTTCCAACTTCAGATTCTCTTGTTAGATTTTATCAAAAGAATGCAAACAATTCTCAATTAACCAAGGATACTAAGGCTTTATTTTTAGATCCTAAAAGAGCGAGTCAAAAAGATATTAATCGCCTAAAGCAATTGCAAAAAATATCAACTAAACGAAAGAATGGCTCAATTGAACCAAAACCTACTAACTTATTAAGACCAGGAGAAGTTCCATTTTCAACTGATGGCACTAGACTTATTTTTGCACCATCCGTATCATCTCCAAGGTTTCCATCATCTGATCAATTACAACAATGAGTACATACGAAAGAAGCATAGTATCATTAATAGAACCCGATTACAAAGGGAAATTAAAAATTGATGAAATTTTTATAGAGGATTCTGAATCAAAAGAGGCTCAGGACAAGACACAGAATGTCCGACCTAATCCATTCAAGACTTCATCTCGTTTAGGTGTTTTAGTACCTATGATTGTAATTAATCAATTAAGACCTGCTGATGATGAAATACTTAGCTTTGATTTAAGTTTCAACGGTAAAATACCTACAGTCAATCTTTCTATACATGATACCGATAATAAGTTATCACTATCTGCTCCTCTAGATGGAGATGTAATTTCCGTCTATTTAAGACCGCCGGATGTTACTAATCAAAAACCAATTCGATTAGATTTTAATATAACGACTATTGGATGTAGCGTAGAATCTCAAAATTACTACTTCTCTGGTTCGCTAAAAATACCTGAGTTCTTTAAAGAAAAATGCAAATCATTTTCTCAAAATACGTCGGTTGAGCACTTACAAGATATTTGTGAAGATTCCGGACTCGGTTTTGCTACAAATGAAGAAACTGTAGATGATACGATGACTAGAATATGTGCATATGACACGTATGAAACCTTTGTTAATGACGTAGTATTTTCGGCTTATAAAGATGATGATTCATTCTTTGATTGGTATATAGATCCATATTACTATTTATGCTTTGTTAATGTTAATAAACAATTTTCATTAGAAGACAAAGTCGAAGAAATTAATATAACATCTTCATTTCCTTTAAGCGGTATGGCTGGACAGGAAGATACCGAAGAATCTATAAACGGATCTTTAGTATTGACTAATCAAACAAGTATGGCAGGGAAAAACGTGTTCATTGAAAAATATACGGTTCTTAACAAAGCAGGAAATGTTTGGTTGAGTAATGGATATAAACGATATGCTCAATGGATGAATATAGGAGAAACTGAAATAACATATGAAAAAGCATTTGCAGATCCGTTAACAACTCCGGGAGCAGAAACTGATTTTATTTTACTTAAGGGAAGAAGATCCGATGGTGATTTTTACTCAACAATGAGTAAATATAAATGGATGGGTAAGCAAGCACCAGTTTCTGAACAAGGAAACGTTCATGATAATTATTGTTATACTAGAGTCCTTAATCATCAAAACCTAGAAGAAATTGATAAGACTTTATTAGAAGTTGAACTACCCGGTATGAATTTTTATTTGTATAAATACATGAGAATACCAGTCAATATATACCAATCAAACAATCCAAAAAATGCTGAATTGATGAAAGGTAGAAATGATGCTATTGGAGAATCTAATAAGAATCCAGATACATTCAAAGATTCTGGAGTTGGTAAAATTTCTAATTACGAACAACAAGATGTACCGGATGAGGAAGGAACTCCTAATAATAGAGATCAAATAAAAAATGAATTTCTTAGCGGATATTACATAATAAAAAGTATTGAATATAAATATCGACCAGGTGGACAAGTAAACACACGACTTATTTTATCTAGAAGAGAATGGCCTATACCGGCACCAAATAAAGATCTATAATGGCATCAGCGAAAACACAAAGATATACGGATATTAGTCTTAATACATTTAAGAAGACTAATATGCATTATACACAAAATAATCTACTCAAATATCAAGATCCCACATATCTTGGATTTAAGTTATTTTTTCTATTTGATCAACCGGATTCTGGTTTATTGAGTGAGGTGGATCAGCCAAATACTGCGATGGGATACCTCCTTAAAAGAGGCGAAAACGAAAGAGCTGCATATCTTAAAAAGTTCGTTCAATTACTTAAACGAATTAATTCTGAATGTCCTTGGTTCTTTCAACAAATTGATGGATTGGCGGATGCATGGAAACATGGATTTGACGAGGTAGACTTCAAACCAATAATTCCAGCGGACAGAAAAATCACAATATCTACATTAGATGAATCTATCGATTTAAGAATTACAGCACTAATGGATTTGTATAGAAAGGCTTGTTTTGATTGGTCCAATAGACGAGAAGTAGTTCCTAGAAATTTACGATATTTCAACGTATCGGTATTTGTGTATGAATCTAGAACCATAAATAGGTCAGGTACTCCATATCCAGTAGATGATGAATTTAATGCAGTTAATATCGGAACTAATACAATACAACAAACTCAAACTCAAAAAGATAATGCTAAATCAACTAGACAGGAGATGGACATAGTCTTAGGTACAGATCCAGGAAAAGATGATTCTTATAAAGTTCATGATTACATTAACGATCAAATAACCAGGATCCTATTTAACTTTAGTTACTGCGAATGGAATCCTGATGAATCTGGCGTTATCGCAGATGCAGTTTCTAATAAAGAAATGGCATTAAAGGCGCAGAAACTAGTTTTTAGCTACCGTCAAGTATATGAAGAAAATCTATATAGATTCTTCCATGATAAGATGGTTACTGATATTATGTTGCCTACTTTAGATAGGTTGGCCAAAGATGATCCTAAATTAGGTCCAGATGCAAATTACGGTATATGGGATCCTAATAACCCAAATCCGGGAACGTTAGACAATAACTCATCTACTAGAGGTAACGATCCTGCTCCACGCAGTGGTATGGGCGGTACATCGCTAGGTAATTTAGGAGACAACCCGCTTTCTGCTTCTGCATCATTGTCGTTAGCTAAATTAATTACTTCGTTCTTACCTGATAATCCTCTCAAAGATGCAGCATCTAAAGCATTAGATAGTTTAAAGGCTGGATTTTCTTTTAATGGAGGAAAAAGTTTTGGTAACGTATATGGACTTGATAGTCTTAATTTACCTCCAATAGTTCAAGGCGCTTTATCTCAATTGTCAAATGCCACATTAGGAGCTTTACAATCAAAAATCAATTCATTATTTTTAGGTAATGTTTACGGATTCTCCGGTGCTGGAGTAGTTGCTGCTGTAGGTGGAGGATTGAATGGAATTATAGGAGCCGCAAAAGGAGCCGCTGCCGGAGAATCAACATCTCTATCTAATGCATCTAAGTCAATAAAAGGAAATGTTGGATTCGAAAATTCGGCATCAAATGCAAATGGTAAAGATATAGATCCTTCTGGAAATATCTCAATTAATTCGACATCATTAAATAATTCTACAATTGATTGGGCGTCTCCGGGAATACCAGGAGAACCAAGATTACCATCATCTAATATAGATCCAACCGGTAATATATTTGAAGGTTCAGTTTCATTAAATAATGGAACCGACGTAGATCCAACAGGAAATTCATTTAGCGGATCGGTATCATTAAATAACGGAGCCGATCAAAATCCATCAGGAAATTATGGATCAGATTCATCATCAATAAGCAACGGAGCGGATCAAGATCCATCAGGAAATTATGGAGACGGTTCATCATCAATTACAAATGGCGAAGATCAAGATCCATCAGGAAATTATGGAGACGGTTCACCTTCATTAGGTAATGCAAATCCTCCTGCCGGTTCAATAGATAATGTATTCGAATAACAAAATCTCATATAATAAGTATGCTGAAAAATGCCTATAAAGATAATTTAGATGGAACCTCTTGGTTAGGTGAAGTCGTAGATATTGCGGATCCTTTGAAGATTGGTCGAGTAAAAATTGTTGTATATGGAAAATTTGACGAAATTCCTCCGGAAGATATTCCATGGGCATATCCAGGAAATAATGGAGCTGCAAGTTCTGCAACCGGTGGATCATTTCATTCAGTTCCTAAGGTTGGATCTATAGTTTCTGTTAAATTCGACAATGGTAATTTATACCATCCTGAATACTTCTTTCATCAAAAAATATCCGATGAAGTAAAGGCCGAAATTGAAAACTCTTACGAAAACGCGCATATAATAGTCTATGATACAGTAACTGCAGGATCTTTAAAAATCTTCTTTACCGAGGAAAAAGGACTTATGCTAGATTATCAAGAAACTCAGATTAATATCAAAAATGACAAATCAGTAGTAATTCAAACTGCTTCCGGAGATAGTAAAGTTGAGATATTAGATGATGGTAAAATGAATATAACACAAAAATCGGACATAACTATTAAAACGGATTCTAAAGTGATTATAGATCAAGCAGAAGAAATACAATTAGGTAAAGATGCAACTGAAAAAGTTATATTAGGTGATGCATTTATGACTTTATTTAATACGCATACACATGTCGGAAATTTAGGAGCACCTACTTCACCACCAACAAAACCCATGACTCCTGCTCAACATTTGAGCGGTAAAGCATCAGGAAAACCAAAAACCACTGTTAAATAATTAAATTATGCCACTAATTAAAGTAACATTAGAACAAGCATTAAAGGCCGGAATAGAAGCAGAATTGACTTTAGAATTCAAAAAACCGGATATTAAAAAATCTCTTAGGACTTATCTTGATGGAGGATCCGCAACCGGAGGATTATCAACAGCAAAATCTATAGATAAAGCTCTTAGTAATATAAAAACTGCAACATCCGCAATTGATTTCGGAAAGGCAGATAATCCAGCTTCACAGGCGGTATCTAGTGCCTTAGTAAAGAAAGTTACTGCTAACGAATGGTCAAATGCTATTTCGGATTCAGTTGCCGAATGGTTATCATCGGATATCTCAAAAATCATTGCTAAAGTTATAGCAAAAAATGTTGCAGATCAAGTTGATACCTACATCAAATCAGCAACGATTATAGTTCCTCCTGGAATAACAATAGCCGGTGGTGGTGGTGGACCTGCACCGGTGACTGGTGCAACTATTGCACCTTCGGCTCCAGCAACAATCACGTAATTCAATAATTTTTTATTCATAAACCCTTAAACAACAAAAAAATGTTAGAAACAAAAAAAGATCTTCGTAAGAATCTACCAACGGAAGGAATTCCAGATTTTGATTGGGAAGCATACGAAGCCTACTCTCCTAAATTAAGAGAGAACAAAAAAATTAAAAAGCATCCAGGAGATCACAGCAAAGTTTTTTGCCATGCTCCTTATGCACAAGAACTTTACGAACTTTATTACGGTAAGGCATTAGATTTACAAGAGCCAATCGAAGGATCTGTAGTTAATGGTAAAGTAGTTTCCATAAGCGATAGATATGCTATCGTAGATGTTAATTGGAGAGAAGATGCAATGATCGATCTTTCTAAAGAAAATCCAGAATATCTCAAATACATTCAATCAGGATTCCCTATTGAAGTTATCATTGAGAAAGTTACAAGAAATCCAAATCGAAGAGAATCTTCTATAATTGCTTCATATTCTAAAAATATCCAAGCCAAGAAAAAAGAAGAAATTAAAGCTTCAATCGGACAACCAATTGCTTATCTAGGAACCGTTAAAGAACTTATTCATGGAGGTTACTTCGTAGATATTGACGGAACTACATGTTTCATGCCAGGATCTCTTGGAGGTATGAACAAATTAATCAATTTTGAATCTCTTTTAGGTAAGCAAATTTACGTAATGGCTATCAATTATTCTAGAGAAAAAGACTATATCGTAGTATCTCATAGAGAATATCTTACACAATTTATTCCTGAAGAAATTGCTAAATTAGAATTCAATAAAAAATACGTAGGATTCGTTACTGGATGTAGTAAGCACGGAATCTTTGTTGAATTTAACGGTTGCTTAACCGGTCTAGTAACTAAAAATGATATTGATGATTCATTAATAGATGATTTTGATAATCGTCGAATCAAACCAGGATTAGAGATAGAATTCTTCGTATCTGAAATAGTAGACAATAACAAAATTGTACTTTCGCAAAAACAACCAAAACCTCAAATTTCCGCATGGGATGATATCGAACAAAGATATAAAGTTCCATCATCAGTGACTGGTAAAGTTCGTAAAGTAGTTAAATACGGTGTATTTATTGAAATCGAACCAAAGGTTGTTGGATTGTTACACAAATCTCAATTAGATGAAAATTCTGAATTTGAGGTTGGACAAGAAATAGAGGTTAAAATCGTTAAAATCGACACTGAAAACAAAAAAGTTGATTTTACTATGTAACCTTCTTGAATATATAGAAAAAAGAAGACCGTTACATTGAAATACGATAAATTAGCATTTTCTCCACTCTTTGAAAAGACATTGATAAGGTTCATCTCGGAATTTGATTCTGAGATGAGCCCTAATCGTGTTTTAAGCGAACTCACTAAGGAGTTAAAGAGGAAGGTTTCCAATCAACCGGCCGGAGGATACAATATAAATTTGACTAGAGGAACTGACGGTATATACCGCCTAGAAACCGCGTTTTGTACGTATAGAGATTCTCGTCTATTGATTCTTAGTTTATTTAAGTGGATTGAAAGAAATGGAAAGACTGAAAAACTTCACAATATGTTTGTGGATATTAAATTCATCGATTCAGAAAGAGGTCCATTCAAAGGAACTTTATTCAATAGTGGAGTAACTATTGACAAAATAGATAAACTTAAGATGATTCTTGATTTTGATGAATCTAAAGTTTATGACGTATTCCCATCTAGAAGATATGGTTACATCTCTAAGTCAATAAACCGATTTGAACCTAAACAAAAATTCATTCCTAGAGAAGATTCTCCAGTAGATCCTAAATTTTACGCTATACCAGAAACCACCGAATGTGGTATTAATTTCGAAACTCTCAATCAAGGTTTCTTAAGACTACAATATATAGGAGGAGCTGATTATGTTAAGAAACCACAGGAAGTCTTAGACATAATAAGTGAATTTTGCGTTTCGGCTTGGAATTGTACTGTTAACCCCGGATTCTCAAAAGAGAATATAACATCATTTGAAAAGATAGTATCTAGACATCAAAAATTAAGAGATGCATATCTTGATTATTCAGTATTTGCTAAAAACTACCCAAATGTTAAAGTAACGGTAGATCTTTTAGACAATCCTAAAATGATAGATTCGTATTACCAAGCTATACGAGATAGAATTTTTGATCTATTTTGTAATATCGAATTCAAAGGAGAATTTGAGCTTAATTACGATACTACTCTTTCTACTATTCAATTGAGAGATGCTAAATTAAAATGCACAAATGTTAGTAATATAGACTTTGTTAATTGTGATATTGAATATGGCAATTTAACAAATTGTGATATGTATGGAGGAAGTATTAAAGATGCAGTAATCAAATCATGTAACTTATTTTTAGATTTAACCGCCGATCGTTGTAAATTAATCGATTCATTTGCTAACAGAACTACAGTTCTAAGTAATTGCGAATTTGAAGGCGTTAATGGAGTTCTTAATGGCGAAATGAACGGAGGTTTATTTAGAAATGGAGGAATTGGAATTCACGCGGTAGTATCTAAAAGTACTGTCGTTATTGAATATCGTAAATTAAAACCTGGCTATATGGTTGCCGGAGATAAAGTTTTAATTCCAACAAAAAAATTTGATTTACTATGATAGATGAAAAATGCGGAGAAGGGCAAGCATTCACACAAGATGAATTTATTGCCTTAGTCCAACAAGAGATTTCCGTTGCATGCGCTCTTCCTTTTACAGTTCCTGTTGAAGAAATTAAACGTATCATCAAATTCTCGGCAGATTGGTTCTATAAAAAATACGAAGATGCAGTAGAAGAAAGATATTTAGTTATTCCCAAAGCCGCGTTTGAATCTACTGAATTTAAGAGAAGTAGATCGATTGTTTTACCGGAATGTATCTTTTCGATATTCACTTTAAAGAAACTAAAAGAAGATTTTGGTAGAACATATTCATTTGACGGTACCGCAGATTTTGGTATTGAACGTTTATTTCTTTCAGATTCTGTATCATTAGGACAAGGAACTGAAAACTTAATGTATTACACGTTGAACTTGTATTGGTTAGATGTTGCATCGCATATCATAAACCACACAATAAGTTATAATTACAATCGAAGTTCTAATAAGCTTTTTATTGGAGGCGAAACTCCAAATAGAGATTGTGTTGCTCATTGTTATGTTAAACTACCGTTTGAATTCTTAATGAAAGATGAGATATTCTACAGATATGTAGTTGCTAAATGTAAAGTTCAGTTATCTAGAATCTTGGGTACGTTTAACTTTAATCTACCTGGTAACATTCAAATTAACTATGATTTGATTCGTACCGAAGGTCAAGAAGAACTTCAAAAAATAGAAGAGGAAATAAAAGGTGACGAAGGAATGGATTTCTTTATGACATCTGGAGGATCATAAGAGATCATCTCGTGACCTCTAGTGAACTTTTGTACTAAAATAATAATATACTATAAATGCCGGTTGATGTTTATCTTAGAATACCTACAGATCCATACTATGATTCTACTCAATTTGAAGTAGATGATAGGTTGTTTAATTTCGTTCAATACATAGAAATGATATTGACGACAAGCAAGACTGAAGTATTCGGAGCTCCTGGAATGGGAGTAAACCTCGAAGCTTTTTTATGGAATCCTAACATAACTGCTTCCACTATAAAGTCTGAAATAAATAATCAGATATTTGCATACTGTCCGACATCATCGCAAGACATACCTTTCGATATAGAGGTCAATTTTATTAAAGGAGATATAACGGATTCTATATTAGTTGACATAATAATAGATGGAGAAAAAGTACTTGGTATTGCTGCAACTCCTAGAGATAATAAAGCACCAGTACCAAGCAAATTAAAATAAAATTATGGGATTTTTAGATTCAAATAAGATAAAGTTTGGTGATATATCCAATCAAGTTAAAGCCTATTTAATTAGAGTATATAGTCAAGGAGGAGATGTTTTTTCACCGGCATCTCCATTTGGGCAGATTTTAACAGTAATGCAATCTTTTTTGCAAATGATATTTTTGTATATCGAAGATGCAATAGTAGAGATGAACATAAACACGGCATCTAAACAAAAGTCTATTTATGCATTTGCTAGATTAACCGGACACAACCCAACAAGAGCTATATCGTCTGAAGGAACTATTAAATTAAAATGGAAACCTAATGCAGTAGATCTTAATATAAGCTATATAATGTTAAGCGATAAAGCTAAACTTACATGTGAAAATAACGCTCTTCCTTATTTTGTTCAATTAGGAAATGCGCTAGGACATATCAAAATAAACAAAAGCGAATCACAATTCATTCCATTAAAGATTATTCAAGGTGAGTTAGAAACCCAAACTAGAATAGGTAATGGATCTGAGCTACAATCGTTTAATTTCCAATCAAAGAAACCCATAGATAACGATAATGTAAATGTATATGTTAATGGAATACCGTTCGAAATTGTAGATTCTTTGTATGATATGAGGAAAGGAGAAAAATTATGTATGGTCAAAACTGGTTTAGCTGGTGGAATAGATCTTTATTTTGGAAACCGAGATTACGGATTTATTCCTCCTCAAGGATCAAATATATCAGTAGAATATGTTAATTCTGATGGATTTCAGGGAAATGTATTTGGTAAAGCTAGTTCAATAACATTTAAATGGACAGATCCGGCATACTCTAATACCGGAGAAGAGGTAGATCTTAATGAGTACATGAATATAACAATGGATAAACCAATAGTTTTAGGAGCTGATTCTGAATCTTCAAGCTTAACAAAATTAATTGCACCTAAAAGCAGTAGATCTTTCGTTCTTGCTAATCCTGACAATTACATATCTTTACTTTCTAGGTTTAATTATTCATTTGTAGATGCATATACTACTTATGATGATGAATATATTGACGATGATAATGTAGTTTACCTATTCTTGATTCCTGATATTAAAAGACGACTTTCTAAAAATGCAGATTATTTCACTACCAATTTAGAAAACTTTTTCCTAGATCCTGCAGAAAAAACCGCTTTATACAAATACATCAATCAATCAGGTCAGCAAATAATTTCAAGTGAATTAGAAGTAGTAGATCCAATTCTTACAAAATATGTGATTAATGTATTCTTAAGAATTTTTGACACGGCAAACGCAGCAACGATAGGTAACGAAATAACTGCAAAAATAACCGATTACTTACTAACGGTTACCAGAAGAGATAAAATACCAAAATCTGATATAATTGCAATTTTAGAAGGAATTGATGGAGTAGATTCAGTTAACATTAGTTTTATATCAGAGATAAATGAAAGAGCTATATTAGATGGATTTTTTATACAAAGATCAAATTCATTTGATAGAATTAGAGGAATAAATACAGTAGTTGAGAATAAAATAACTTTGACATCAGGAGATGATCCTAATTTAGGTCTTGATGATTTTGGAGATATTAAAATAGGACTAAATGAAATGCCGGTTGTTAGAGGAGGATGGTATGATCGTTTTGGAAATTATTTCGAAGATGGTTTAAGTAATAATCAATACTCTTCTGTCAATGTTATCATAAAAGAAGTTATTAAGAATACCATAGCTACTAAACAAATGGTAAATAGTAAAAATTCACTTAAATAATGTACAAAGATTCAATATACAATAAAATGTACGAAGAAGGAACCGTAGTTACTTCTACTGGATATGATTATCGTAAAAAAGGAATAGTCAATAGATTATTCGCTAAGAGAATGTTTCAAAATCCGGTAATGGAAGGATTTATCACAAAAATAGAACCGTATTTCATCGAAATTCTGGATTCTGTAAAAAAATTGCAATTCTATCAGAATTACACTCTTGATAAGAATGATGGAAGTCTAAATCAATAAAATGTATAAATATCTCAATTTTTTCAACAAAAAAGGAGAATACGCAAATTTTGAGTATGATGAAACATATGATAAATGGATAGGTAGAGTAGATTTTGGAACTGTATCTGAAGGTATTATTGAAGATTTTCAATTGTACATTTTAGAAGAAGTTTACAATACTAATTCAGGTCAAATTGAATACACATACCCTCAAATCGATAATTCTCTAGTTCCTGGACCTACAGGTTCTACCTCAGGATCTATTAAGCTATCTGCATATTTTGATCCTTCATTTCCGGTAGAGGATTTGTTCATTTACACATTTGATTTAGGACCTACTACGAATACGCTTTCTAAGCTGTATGATATTGAATATAACTTTGCTTATGATCCCGGACAGACAATCGGAGCATCTGCAGGTAATTATCCAAACATAAAGAATACAACTTTATCTTACCCAACTCCGATACAACTTAATTTAGCATTCCAGCCTTCTAAAGAAGACGGATTTTCTTCTGTATTGTATATGGAAGATTCTTCCGGACATATATTTGCAGAGATTCTACTTTATGGTGAAGGAGAAGAAGAAGATGAACGTCTAAGAGATTTACTACAATCAATTGGATATGATTTACTCCCAGAAGATACTAAAGTTTTTGACATTTCTGATGTTAACGAAGAAGGTGTAGATTGGATATTAATCAACAATAAAAGAAAAGAACTTCTTTTAGAATACTCAAACATATTTCCTTATTTAGGATCCTATAAAGCACTAATTAATGCTATAAAATTCTTTGGATATCAAAACCTAAGAATGAAAGAGTATTGGTTAAATGTAGATGCTCAAAGTCCTTATTATGGAAAATATAAGCAAATCAATATAACCGACGTATTTGACGAAAGTGCAAATTACATAACATCCGGTTTAGTTCCTAGTAAAATTTACAAAAAGACTAGTAAATTTGGTTTGTTCTATGATATAACCGTAGAATCTGGACAATATGACGAAGATGGTTTACCTATAGCTGAAGAGGTATTTTTGTTTTCTCCGGAAGAGATTTTAATTAAAATCTACGCATTAAAAAAGAAATTACAAAACTATTTTCTACCGGTCAATGCTAGAATCGTTGATATTATAGGAGAAGCGGTTTATTTTGCTAAATACGAATGTAATGTTTGGAACGATCAATACCGAATAGATTCAATAGAATTAGGTCTAAAGCCTAAATTCACAGTTCTTCCGGAAAGAGAAGGTTATCTACAAGATCTCAGACCTTTAAATTTCTTTGGTGTTCCGATAGGTCCTGATTTAACAATTGGAGGTAGCTCTAATTTACTTTCATGGAGAGTAGGTTTATCTTCTAATGATGTTATTGTTGGAGGTATTTTAGACGGAGTACAGACTTATAGATTAATTGTAGACGTTCCAACTGGATCAACTGCCATCACTTTAGATACTGTTATAAGAAGAGATCCTGATACCGGACAAACAGTCTATAAACCATGGGAAGTTGCCGATTCTATAATTGATAATTGGAAATCAACCAGTTACTTAAAAGATAACTTTGTAATATATCAAGAAGGAGGAACTTCTGGAATTATAAGAGTAGTACAAAAAGAATCAATTGGAGATGGAACTATATTTGCTACTTGGTACAGTAATACTAACGTAGGACCTGGATCCGGACGATACTCAATTCCTAGTATAACTGGAGGAACTGCAACATCTATTAACGTTTCAACTGGTCCTTCTGGAACTTTTGGACCTTCTGGTGCACCTATGAGTTATTATGGAGATGCTTTTATCGGATATTTTGATAGAATCAATCAAACAGTTAGACAATTAAACGATGATGAAGATATTCCTATTGGATATCCGATAATCTTAAGAAATGATACATTTGATATAACTTGGGATGATGCTAATGTTACATACAATCAAATAGATCAATATGACGTTACGTTAGAAAGTTTACTTTACTCAACATTTACAGTTTCACAAACAATATCGCCAAACTGGGTAAGTCCTTCTACTCCAGTCTATATTCCTGTTCCTAATTTCCCGAGTAATTTCCCTTCTCAGTATGTTTATACATGGGAGAATCTTGGATATTATGGATATTACCAAATGCAATGGATAATTACTAAGGAATTGACTGATACTCCAGAATTCAAATATGACACTGGGCCACAAGCTATTAAAGACATAAATGAATTGCCTTTAATTCTTCCTTATGTAGGAACCTATAAGGTAGAACTTTATTTATGGGATGGATATAACACAAGGTCTTTCCTAATAAACGAGAATTGGATCCATGTAAAAATGCAAGATTCTGATTTTATTGGATGGTATCAATTCAGAGAATTAGATTATGAATTTGATACTAAAAGATATCCGGTTCAGAGCGATTCTTCCAGAAAACCTTCCGAATACCAAACCAATAAAAATCCTCTTTTAACATGGGATGAATATGCTTCTACATGGGATTTACCTTTTCATCCTAATGAAGAGATTGGAATGGCCGAAATAAGTTTTAACTCTTTAGATTCGATAGAATTTTATCAAAACATAACCAATCCAAGCACGAATCCTCTTATTGATAGATTTCCATATACTTACAATTTGATTACCGAATTACCTACATGGGAAAATCTTTATCATCTTTGGTGGGATGGTACTGGAACTAAAATGACTCAATGGGAAATTAATCAAGTTACCGGTCCTACCTCTCATATTTTTATGACTAGAGGTAATACTATCGTAGATCTTAATTCTGGATTGAATGTTCATTATGTTCAAGGACCTACAGGATATACTGGAGCTACTGGAGCTACTTCGTTAATAGGAACTACTGCTGGAGAAATTATAGTTTCAAATGCAAATTGTAGAACGTATATGTGGAATGGAACTGATTGGGCTTACATAATTGATAAAGTAGATTCATACGAAATAGGAAATCTTGTTGGTACAGATAAACAAAATATGTTGGAAATTGCAAGACATCTTAATCAGGTTATGCCTTATGAATCAATAGATCATCCATTCCTTAAAGACTTCATTTATTACTATAATGAAGAGTATACAAATAATTATGGATTGCATTCTTACATAAGAGCGGTATCGAAAGATTTTGATTCTCCAACTAGACATAAACTTAGATTAGATAACCTTGTAGGAGATCCTGATTCATACGAAACTGTTTATTTTGGATATTTAGGAGATATTCCTACTCATTTTGAAATATATCAAGTGTCCCCAACCGGACCTTACGGTTCTATATTATTGCCAGGAATGAGTGTTCCTTATTCTATAGGATCAACTAATTTAACTAATTTATGCGACGAATTGAACGGGCCAACCGCTCAGTCATATAATAGTTTAGGAGATTATGAGTTTAATTTAGTTTTAGGTTACTCTGGATGGACTGGACCATCAGGTCCAACTAGCGGAGCTACCGAAGTTAAGATTCAAGGTATTAGAAAAGACTTTACTAGTAATCAAGAAATTAACGTAGATCTAAATGGTATAATCGGTACTGAATATGGAAGATCTCTTATAAAAAATCCATCATGGGATGGAATACGAGTTCTTAAATATGCTCAAGAATTACCTTTATGTACGGTTGTTAACTTTACGTATGATAACTCTAAAGTACATGGAAAGAAAAATCCAGTATGGAAATTACAAAAAGAAGGAGATCTTGATTTTACGGATATATACTACAATAATAAGTATTTCTCCTATATGTTTACTGAAAGAGGAAGTTACACATTAACTTTGACTCTAGAAGACACAAACGGAAACAAGAAAACTGTAACTAAAAAAGAAATAATAAAAATAATCTAAAAATGGCAATTTCAACCACAACATTAAATGGAACCGATTCAGTTGCTGCTTCGAGAATTACACTCAATGATAACTTCAATACTATCGCTGATGCTCTTAATGACTTGTTAAGCATAATTGATATCGCAACAGGAAAAATCAACAATTATGGTTATGGAAGTAACAATGATATGGAAACCGAAGATCTTATTGTTAGAGGATCTTTAGGTGGAGGTGTCAATGTTATCTCAGGTAACGTTACAGTTGGTAATGGAAATGTAGTTATTGGAGGAACCTCAGGTAATGGATATTTGCAAGTAGGATCTGGATCTGGTAACGCGATATACTTCGAAAAGATTGTAAGATCTTTCTTCGTATCTTCAGGTAATGTACCAACTGCGAATCTTTCGGGAACCGGAGCTACCGGAGGAACTGGATCGGTTGGTTATGTAACACTACCTCGTTTGGATCTTTTAACAATTAAAGACATAGCAAATCCACAAATTGGATCTATTGTTAACGTAGTTAATGCTGGAGGAACCGGATGTTACTTAGCAGTATGTACTGAATCTGGACCTACAGGAACTTGGTACCCAGTAACCCTAGGTGGATCTCCACTTTAATAAAATAAGATCTGAATGGCAACACCATTAATCAATGCACTAAGAGTGCAAGGAGGAACATTTTACACCTTCTCTTCAGCAGCTAATGATATTTCTAAGACATTTACTGATGACGATGCTAGATTTGTATTCTCTAAGTTCGTTCTCTTGGATTTACCTGATGTAGCAACCCCATCAGTTAATTACGAAAATAACCTAGTATGGGAGGGAATTGGTGCGTATTACGGAGGAACTGCATATCCAAATTCATCCGTACCAAATTCCGATATAAGTTCGGATCAAAATATAAATTTTGCTCAATCCTTTCAAAATTATGTTCTTAATCAAGAGCAATTAATTTTAGATGGTAGTAATACTTTGGCTCAGCCATACGATCCATCTCAACTATATACCGTAGGTGAGAGATTATTTTGGAAATGGTTAGCTAATATAAATGGTATCAGATTTAGAAATGCTACTACGGCAGAATCTACGCAAACTAATCGATATACGGAATTAGATCCTACGCAATACTATAAAAAAGTTGTTAAATATATTGGAGACGTCGATATTGTTAATAACGTATCAAGGGATGGACATTCGTATAGTGAAGTTTACTTAAACGTACCGGTTACACATGGTAGTACTCCGTTAGTTTTATTCAAAACATACCAAGATTCTAATTACTCACCGGCAAGAATATGGTCTAATGGCAATCAATTTGTAGATGGTAGAGATTCTGGATCTACACATCCGACCGGACTTTCATTAAATGCATATTATGATAAAGATTCAACAGATCAATATACATCATGGCCTACATTCGGAGATATTAGTAATTGGGCTGGGTTTGCATCTTCAACTATAACTTCACAAAAACCTGTTCTTCTTTCTAGAATGGATGGTGTTATTTTGGATACCGATGCTAACTCATATAAACCTATTGTTGATGATCCGACTTTAACTCTTATTGCCGAATTTAATGCATCTGATGCTGCTCAGGATTTCTCTTTTAATGCCGCATTAGTTTATTATGATACTTATAGTGCATCAAATCCTTTAAACCGAGGTAGAAATCTATATGGAATTCTAGTTCTAGATGACTACGTCAATCAAGGATCTGGTCTTGCATATCTAAAAAGATTTGATAAGTTCAAACCAAATAAAGTTACTAAATTAAACGGTAATGGATACGGTTTAAAGCTTAATCTTAAATTTGATACATCCGCTGATAACGTAGGAGTTGAAACTATCATCAATGATTACAATACATTCTCAATGGATTTGTTTATCGATGCTTCAACGAGAATGCAAGAAGCTGCTGATATGTTCATTAAACAGAAGTTAGAAATAATTGATATTAAGCAACAATTAGATCTATTAAAGCAGTATTATTTCACTCAAGATTCTTTAGATACTATGGCAAGGAGAGTTTCTGCTTTAGAGGCCTCTTTAAATAACGCTAATTTAGCATTTCAGTCTAACACAACTTTATTAGATCTTATTAATAGAAACTCGGATAACATTAACCAGATTCTTTCCGGAACTCTATCAATCAATTTATCTTACAATACAGACGTTTTAAAGAACGGTGATGGTGTAATAATTGACAGATCTATACCAAATCAAGTAAAGATAGTAAATAGAGTTCAGACATATTCTAATTTTATGACGTGTAAAAATGCAACAGGTTATATAGACTCTGGATTTAGCAACGGTCAAACTCCTACATCTAATATAAACGGAAACGTATTAGTTTTGGATAAATTTACAAATTACTTCCGACAAGTTAATCAAAATCCAGTTAACGGCATAGAATATCTTGGAGATACATTGTATATCAACATCCAAGATAAAAATGTTAGATGGAAGAACGGTCAAGTAATGAGATTTGTATTTAGTGAAAAAATAGATACTGCCGGATTCGACATCGTATTCCGAACTGACTCAGAAAACATATTTGGAAATGGAGCTTATGGTAAGATTATAGGAATCATATCATCTCATATGTTGATATCAAACTCTCCGATATTTGAAATAATTTGTAAAGATGAAAATTCTTACTCGTTTAATATAGACATATTAAGATAAAACATGGACACTAAATACTCATTAACCACACTACTCAATGATCTGTTAAAACTACAGAACAATGGATACCAAATCATAACAAAACTATCCGAAGTAGTTTCATCTAACGCAGAAACGGTAGAGATTCCAATTGCGGATACTAATGGAGCAATTACTACGGTTGTAGTTCCTTCGTTTGGTTCTGTTAAAAATCAATTAGTTAGATTAGAAAACAATCTTAAAAACCTTTCAGGTATTGGAGATAGTGATTCATCTCTACAACTAGCTGATGGATCTTTTAGAAAAATTTTAGTTAGTAACCTTCAACAAGAGGCCGCTGATATTACTTCTATGGCGGTTCCGAAAGAATTTGCTACAAAAGAAAATTGGTTCTTTGAATCGTTTTTGAATCCACTACTTTATGTTAAATTCGACCTAACTAATCAGATCAAGTTTAATACAGAAAAGGTAGAAGTTTCTAGATATATTCTAAATATAGATAGCGAAGCAAAAAGAAAAGTTTTTAACGAAAGATTTTTAAGTAAAGATAACATCCAATATCAAAATTTCATAAAAGTTTTATTGGATAACAATATATCTTACTTTTTAGATAAAGATGTTACTGATGTTCCTCCTAGATCATTAAGATATTGGGGTTCTTTTGCAGTGACTAAAATTGTTGATGATACTGTATCTGATACGGTTAACAGCGTTTCGTTCCAAAAACGTGTTTTACGTGTTCAATTAGACAAATTACAATACAACGATTCTCAATCTGAATTTCTAGGTACTCAATCACTAAAAATTGGAGATTCCTTAGTAGTTAATTCAGGCAGAAAAAATACTAGATATGAAATCACTGGTATTGAATCTGCTAGTAGAACTTTATCTATTAAATTAATTGAAGGATTCGATCCAATTCAATTAGGAACCGATATTTTTACCTTCTATTCAGAAGATGAAACCTCTATTTCGGTGGATGTTAACATCGGATTTAATGAGTACAGCGTTATTTTTATCAAAGGAATCGATCCAGATTCTAAAATAGCTGCAGTAAATTGGTCTCCTGGAGTTGGTATTTATACAAATGATTTAACAATAATCGATGATACAACTGATCAAGAAATTAGTTTAGCAACCTACTATCAAAATAAAGTTGTTGATTTTGGATCATATTTATATTCAATAGCTAAAGATGGAGTTATTCCTTCTACTTTAGGTATAGATCCAGATGCACCTCTACTTAACAGTGAGAACTTTAAAACTCTACAGATTAACCAACACGTTACCGAGACTAGTGCTTTAACCGATCTTAAGAAACTGCAATCTGATAAATTACGTATCCAATCGGATATGAATGCCTTAGATTCTTCTATTGCATCGTTAAGATCTAAAATACAAACTACAAGATACACGACAAAACAATTAGAAGATGCGGATAGAAATGAATTAGCTAGAATAGTTGATGAAAAAACTGCACAATCTCAATTATATGCATCTACTGTAGACGATATCAATAAAATTGGAAATACAAATTCGGTAGAAGATTTGACACCAAAGTATAGAGTTAGAGGTTTCTTTCCTATGCCAGAAGCTAAAACTTCTCCGAGAACTGCACCTCAAGAGGTAGTTCAATTTATTATTCAATACCGCTATTTAAGTAAAGATGGTGGATCTAATCAACCAGATCAAATTAACTTTATCGATAACGACGGTCAGCAAAGAAGAGGCACATTTGCTACTTGGGTAGAAGTTAAAACTGATGTAAGAAAACGAATAACAGATCCAACAACTGGTAATACTACTTGGATGGTAGAAGATGTTGAAAACGCAGATACTGTTAATATAAATTCGGTAGACATTCCTATTTCATTTAACGAGGCTATTGAGTTTAGAATCAAATCTCTTTCAGAATCTGGATGGCCAATTTCACCTAAAGAATCTTCATGGTCAGACATTATAAGAGTTGATTTTCCTGCAGAATTTGAGGCAAATCCAGATGTTAGTGGAATTCTTCAAGAAGCTAAAAATGATAAAGTTAGAATTGACCTACAAGCAGAACTTCAAACTTTAGGAGTTCCTAAACATGTAGCTAATCAATTTGAACAAAATGGTAAATTCTTTGCCCATGCTGCTTTAGAAATTGCTTCTGGATTCTTAACATCGGAGCAAAATGTAATTTCTTTATTCGATAAATTATCTAGCTTAGATTCACAATTAGCTGAAGTTAGATCATTACTAGAATCTACGAGAGGTGTATTAGTAATTCGAGTTATAGACGAAAGCGGTCAAGAATTTGCGGTTACTCCAAATACTACATTAAAGTTATTTGCTGGTAACTACCGAGATCAAGTAGCATCATTAACCATCAAGAAAGGGGTTATAATAACTAAAAACTACTTCATCAAAATATCTAATGATTCTGCGAGTACACTAGAGCTATATGCTAGATTCTGGGGTTCTAAAACGAGCATATCACAATTATCATATTCTCAAGGAGAAACCTACGATCTTAATGATCTAGATTATAACCGAGTTCGTAGATATGATTATGTTCCTTTAGGACTTTCAAATCCTAGTACGATCGAATTAGGTTACGGATTCGTAAGAAATTATCCAGAATCAACATCTCAAGTTTTAGGACAATTCATACAATCTAGATATTTCAATATAGATGGAACTAAACCTTTATACGGACAGGTATTAGGTGCAACACATGGAATTTATTCATCGCGTCCACAAATTGATCCTATAACATATCCGGTTCCTACATTATCAACTGGATATTCGGATCTTGAATATATTTTAGATCCTACGTACCAAAACGCAATAACAAATGCAATTGCTATAGGTACTACGGCTGCCGGAGACTTTATTTGGAAAGGCGCTACTGCAACAACCACTACTAAAGACGTTATCCCATCAACCGATCCAACAATCACTGCTGCTTATGCAAACAGTATTCTATTACATATAGACCATCCAGAGATTGATAATTACATATCACAAAGTGATCCTAATTTAGCTGCCTCATATTCAACAAGAAACTCGATATTTGGTAATCAACCAGTTGGTTCTACTGGATCTCAAATTCAAACTCCTTTTGCTTATTGGGGATCTACTGCATCTATTGGAACTTCTAATAAAATTGGATTCGATCCGGATGACCAATACTTAATAGGTCCTAGATCTACCGGTTCATATTTATACGTAAGTCCTAATAATTACGGAGATATTGTAGTTGATGGATCTGATTCTCTATCAGTAAGAAGAGTTAAATTCGGAGAATCTGAATCTATATCAATACCAGTTACCTTTCAATATAGAATGACTGATTATTACGGAGATGGATCTAGTGGATTTGGTAATTTAGCAGGAAATCTTAATTCTTTAAGAGGTTCAAATTTAACATATACCAAAACTATCGGTATCGATATATACTCAAATCCATTAATGAAAGAAAGATTTTCGTTTGATATCGAATTAACGGCTAGATATTACTCTAGAACAATAGTTACAAATGATATACCAACTAGAACTTTCGAAGCTGCTTTGGATGACCTAAACGGAACTATTAAAACTATAACACCTAGAACTTCTAGAAATGTTGGAGTTGCTAAAAATTCTGCCGGAGGAAACGCTAATCGAACATAAAAGGTTGACTAATGTCTAAAATACTTAAAAGGACTTCTTTCGGATTGTTACGAACTAATCCGAGACTAACGACAAATATAAAACTAGTAGCTGATTCAAAGAGTAAAATTTATTTAGAAAGTATTGATGCTGATCCTCTATTAAGCAAATCTATATACAAAGGATATGAAGTTAGCTATAACGGATCTTATTCTTACGATCTAAAAAGATTTTATTCTCAAAATGGAAGCGTGCTTCCGGAAGATATAGCATATACAGTTTTTGAAGAGGACGCATCTTTAGAAATAAAGAATCGATACCACTCTCAATATGATTTCACGTACTGTGCCGGATTTTATCCTAAAAATAGCAGATTATACACTGAAGAATTTGCTATGTTTGCTCCTATTTGGTTAGAGCATGATAACATACCAGATTATTTTGTTATTTTTAAGATTGACGGTCCGGTTACTATCAATCCTAATGCCGCATTTACTGGATATCCAAACGGATATACAGGAAATTTAGACAATGCTACATTCTTAAATACTTTAATAGAAGATCCTAAAAACTTCTTTTCTAATTATGTGCAAAAATCTAAAATAATTAAAACTTTCGATCTAACTACGCAATCTCCATTAGGAACTTATTTAAGAAATCATGTCAACGATCAAAATTTCCCAGAATCATCCGTATATGCATCTTTAGAAAAAGGTAATTACTCATATTTCAACGGTATATCATATCGAAATGGTGGATTCTGTTCAAAATCTACAGATCTTTATATGTCATATACTTTAGTTGATAAAACTATAACTGAGGCAGACGACATAATAACGAGCAAATTCCATGATATTGGAGTTGTATGTGCTAATATCATAAATATGGAATTTCTTTTTGATGATCCATATCAAGAAGATTACAAATTTTCTAGATACTTTGGTATGTACATGAGTGCTGTTGAACTTGGGAAATTTACTATTGATAAAGATAGACTATACGAAGATAGAGATAACGAGCTGACTCAAATACCGAGGCCTAAATTAAATAATGTTGGAAATGCCGCATCAGTTGAAAGTAGCATACAAACTAATAAAAATGGAATTAAGGTATACCCTCATATAGGACCTTCTGGGCCTTATGATGGTAGATTGCTGACATTTGCTGAGTTACAAAATCCAAGATTCGGATATGTTAGAGATAGAAATGGTAAGTTTTATTCTATCGATAACTTAAACAATTGGAATTCAATTTTTACATATCCCGGAGATGGATCTACCGGTCCATCCGGTCCAGCATATCAACTAACAGATTCTAATTATTTACGAATAAAGAATACTGAAGTTGACTGGAAAGATTTTGGAGGGTTTGAAACTCCTTTTGATTATATACCTGCTATCGCAACCTCTAAAAGAGGTAGACCGGCTACTTCATTTAAGATAGTTGCTACACCTACTAGTGGAGATGAAATTAGAATTCAATATACTGATCCATTAGATCCTAGAGAGTCTATTTATGTAGATGATTATACCGTAAAAGGAGATTCTTCTATACCAGCAGGAACCGCAAACGGATTGACATTTAGTGTAAATGGAACGTTTAAAGATATAACAACTGCTATTTGTCAATCGATCAATAATATAGAAAAATTTGCTAACGATTATGTAATCTTTTCTGCGATAGTGAATAAAGATGAGATTGTAGTATTTTGTAGAGTAGAATCAGAAAACTGGAATAAATTAAAAATCTCATTTTTTAGTGATGCATCTGTTTTTCCTTTTGATATATCAAATCAATATGAGAATGTAGAGTACATAACCAACTATCAACCATCTCCTATTGCCTTATCTCTACCGGCTCCCGGATATTTTGTTCAGTCATATTTCTATGGAGGAAATAATCAACCTGGATCTAGAGCGATAATAGAAAGAGACACGGTTTTTGGGTTTAGAGATTCAAAAGATACTATATATGTTAAGACCAATAAAGGATATGAAACCACTAGCGGTTATGGATTGTATTTAGATAAGCCAATAAAAAATGATGCTGGTAAAATTATAGGTTTTGAAGATGTTGACAAATACTTTGTAATTAATCTTGAAAATTTCGAAAATAATTTCGAATTCGGATCTTCTAATAAAATAGCTCTTTATAAATTATCAAAAAATACTTGCGGATATATGTCAATATATCCGATAAAAGATTTTCATTTTGATTTTGAATCACCTGATTACAATCGAGATGGAGATGCTAATTTATTAAAACTTCTAGATTTTTATAGTGGTGCATCCGGAGCTGGTGTTACCGGGCCTTTCGGTGAAAAATGGGTATATTCTTGGAATTCATTAGGAACTGCAGGGCAAGATTATATAGAATCTTTAATAGGTCCTTCTGCGCCATTTAATATCAATGGAGGATTCCAACGTATTGCTGGATATACCAATGATCTAGAGGATACATTAGATGATGTTCATAACGAATACGATAGATTAAAAGAAACTTCAATATCTCAATTAGCTTTATCTTCTAGAGTAGTACCGTTCATTAATAAATGGGTATATGATAATGAAAGTTTTGATGTTAGAGAGAATGGATATCGTCTAAATGTTAATGGGGCTTTTGGATTTTCGAATTTTAGTCCATCATTTGATGAGGTTAGCAGAAATACAAAATTCTTTACTCATGAATGGTATTATTTACAAAAATATCCACCTTATATGACATTAGAAGAAAGAATTAATTCTTTCTCATATTTCGATGAAGATCTATATTTCCCTATAATACCCGATCCAACATCTCCTTCAGCAATTTCTGTATATGCAGGATTGACTGGAGCTACAGGCGCAAGTGCTAATTTACTTTCGATAGAAGAAGATTATTTCTTATCATATTTCACTAGAGAGACTGTTAACGGATTTAATATAAACCGAGATTTTAAGTACTCTTTGTTTGGTTTAGGTGATTCTGTTAGACCTGCCGAAACTTTATTCAGAGGAGCTAAGGTTGAGATAAAAGATAGAGCAGAATTTAGTCATATCAATTATAACAAAGAGTCGTTGAGGTATATTTTTAACGAAAAATATAACGGATATAAATTCTCTGCAGTATTGACTTATGGAACTTCAGGTACTCAATTAACTTTTATCAAGAATGATAAATTTAAAGCGGTAACTTTAGTCATACAGGCTAATTTAGATGATATAACTACACAATATAGAATAGGCAGCTCATTAGGTCCTTCTCAGAGATTTATAGATAGAGCTCTTTTATATGCGCTCGAAAGTCAATTACAAGCTACGATTACAACAGTTCCTATAAATTTAATTCCCGATGACAAATTTCTATCTGGAATTATTACCAAGTGGACAGATAATGGACCTGGTACGGATTTCCTAGTTGAATTGTCTCCAGATCAAAATGGAAATCAACCTAACTTAGTTACCGAATTGACATTAGGAGAAAATGGTAATTATAATGATATAAAAGTTGATGGATATAACGGATATGCATATACTTTTGTAGATGTATTCAATATCAATCCAAGTTCATTTAGATGTAAAAGTATTCAAGGTCTGCCTGGAGGAACAATAGTACCTAACGGGAATTACAATTATGGACCTGGAATGTTTTTTCCTAGTTCATGGTTCCCGTTCATTGCTCCAAATTCGCCAAACTATGAATTGCCTTTAACTTATAATCCTATATACATTGGAGGAGGGTATGGAGCATTCTCACCAATAACAGATTCTATCTCGTTTTCTACGATATCTACAAGTATCAATTTAGGAGATCCAGAAATAAGATACATCAACGTAAACGCAGTCGGAGTTGTTGAATTCGATACATACTCGGTGGATCTAATTAAGCCAGATTATCCAATTTCTGCAACATATTTAGAAAGAAAAGTTTTAGATAAAACCGCATCAGATTTACAAGAAAACGCCGATATTTTAGGATATGAAATCACCGCAAAACCTAGAGTAGAGCTTTCTATATCATCAAGATATCGAGGACCTTTCAATCCTAAATGGAGAGACATAATTAAATTTATTGATACCGATGATCTTAAAAATGAAGATTTAAGTTATAGAAATATACAAATACTTTCTCAATTGAAAGATTCTAATGGCAATGTTTATTATGAAGATCCTACCTTTGGTCAGATACCTATCCTCTATTTTAATAAAGTTAATGTAGAGAATCCAAATACTGTATTAAGTAACCGAAGAGTTAATGCTAATTCCGATAGAGAGATTTATCCTTTAATTGGAGAAATTGCAATAGATCACGATAACTTCTTTATATTCAAATCTAATTGGGATGTTGATTATTACAAAAAATATAACAGACGAAATACTCGTTTATCAGTAATAGGAACTAGAGAACCAAAAGAAGAAAAATCATTCTTTGGATCTAAAGCCATATCAATACCAGATACTATTAGATTAGAAACGTTTCCAGCCGGAACCTTAACCGAAGAACAATTAATAGAAGTAGGATCTATAAACAATACAAGTAAAAATTTAGTTCAAAGAACAAAAGAAACTACTAGAAATACCGTTTTAACTATTGACGTTTCAGTAACAAAATCTCTACAAGATTGGTTATTAGCCGACGGATTTGGAGTAGAATTCTATAAATACATAAACCCTAACTATTCTTTTGGTGATTATGGTTTAGATGATGATATCAAAATATACATAGCCGAAAACATATTTCAACGATACGTGGTTAAGGAAATCATATTCTGGGAAAAGAATTGGCGAGTTCAAAAAGGAGTTCCAAATCCGCCACAGATAGAAACTAACTTGACCGATCAAGAAAAAATTGCTAATGGATATGTAAAGTCAAAAAACTTTAGAACTATCGAAGATAAGACCGGTAGTTTGAACTTTAATGTGATATATACAATACCTAGATCGGCAAGAACATCTATTGCCTTCACAGTAATTCTAGAGAAAAAATAATTAAGAAATGCCAATAGTAATTAAAGAGCTATTTCCATCAGATCCAATATCGGAAGCGTTAGAGAAAATAAATTTTAACTTTGACCAACTTCTTTTAGCAGGTGGTGGACCTCCTGGACCACAAGGTGCTATAGGACCACAAGGAATACCTGGACCTCAGGGACAAAGAGGAGATCACTGGCAAGCTGGTGGTGCTAGTGGAATTGGATTTACCGGTCCTACATCCGATCATGGTCCTGTATACGGATCACTTCAAGACACTGACCATTGGTTAGACAATAATGGTGATGTTTGGGAGTGGCAAGCCGGAGCAACCAATGCATGGGTATTCACCGGAACCAATCTAAAAGGTCCAACTGGACCAGGAGGATCAACCGGAGGATCTTTCGAATTTCAGCTTTATTTAGGAGCTTCCGGTAACCTTATTGATGGAGCTAACAATGGATGGTATCCTGAGCAAGGACCTGTTTCGATAGGACTTGATAATGCAAACGCAAACTTTTTCATTCCTTCTAAAATATACAAGAATAATTTATTCTTAGGTGATAGAGATTGGGCTTACCAGTCTTTAAAGAACCTATCCAATTTCAATGGTATTTCTAACGGAGTTTATCAAACTAAATCACCAAAACTTATGGTGGTTCAAAATTCTATCGATGGAACTGGATTTGGTGGATTGCAATTAGGAGCTTATGGTCTGACCGGAAGTACAGGAACTATTGGAACCACCGCATTTTACGGAGGATCTACTGGAGCTACGTCGGATGCCAGAGATATGTTCTCTGCTGGATATGCACTAAGAGTTTATGACGGAGCATTTTCCCATGTTTTTAGAGCCAGAACTAATACTATAGATTTTGAAATACAGGCCGGAGATATAGATCCTAACATAAATAATGGAAAATCTCCAGAGTTTAGAATAACTTCGGATACGATTAGATTAAGAGATTTTTCAGGACAATCTCTAAATGCCGACGCTAAAAGATCTATTGATATGTATAGAAGAGCTATTGGTTCTTCGTATATAGATCCAAATTTCAATACACAGATTGCAAATGTTATTGAATTTAATTCGGTAATTGAATCAAACGCTAACCCTGCATTTTCAAATCCGGGATTCATATCTTTACAAAATAGACAATCTCCTAACGCATCTTTAATTCCAGGATCTGGATATGCACATACATTAGGAACTGTTATTATAGGACCAACTAGTAATAGTGCAGGAACTTTACCATTCGGTGCTTATCAGGTTGGATCCGGCTTAAATATAGTTAGACCGATTAATCAATGGGATACTATTTCAGATTCTCATATAACTTTATGGAACACAAATGCCAGTAGCACTGGAGATTATGCATTAAGAGTAATAGGATCTAGCACAATTGGATCTCCAAACACAAATACGGCTCAATTAATATCTAGAAGATTAGGAATAAACGGAAGATTATCATCAGGCAGCGGGACTAGAAATACATATAGACCTTTATTTCCATTACATATTAGACATCTATTCGATGAGAATGCAACTAATGGTACTCATTGGGCAGGATCTCCTACAATATCTCTTATATCAGTATTACAAACAGGTATGGATATTGAGGCATCTTCAACTTGGAGGCTTGCTCCAGGTAGAACTCAAAACACAACTGGACCTGGTATCGGATTTGGATTAGGTGCGACAACACGGTACGCAGATTCAGAAACTGCGGTTGAGTGGAGTTGGAGCGATTCGGTAATAAATGCATACTATACTGGGCCTACAGCAGCTCTTAGAAGTGGAATAGATTCCGGATATCATTACCAAGACAAAGTATCACCTCCATTATTTATGCAGGTAGGTCCAGAAGGAACACATGGTAATTTAGGTATTGGATTCGTTAGCCAATTAAACGCAAATCCTAATTTATGGATATCTGCACATTCTAAATTATCAGTTTCCGGTTCTGTTAGAATAGGATCAACATCAAACAGTTATCACAATGCCCAGACAATTGCTCCTGTAAATGGTCTTCTAATAGAAGGATCTATACAAAGAGGAGCTACATCGATATTAGATCTTAGAAGAACTTCATTAATCAGTGGATCCGGATTCCTAAATGCATTAGGATCTACATCTTATGGAATTGCATCCGCTGATAGAACTTTATCAAGAACTTTTATAGCAACCGGACCAACTGCACAAGGTAGAACTTCCGGTTATATGGAGCCTCATTTCTCACTTCCTGACGGAAGATCGGGTATGACTCTTGAAGGTATTGGAGATGCATATCTAACAACAAATCCTTTAGGAACCGGATCTACAGCTACAACATCTAATCAATATGTAAGAGCTCTAAGATTTGCAAATTCTAGAGATAACACTAATAACACAGGTCAGGGTAATGGTTGGCCTGCAAATGGAACCGCTGGAGTTACTGGGGTTCAACATATGGGAGTAATGGCTAATGACGCGTTAGTTATTGATGGAATGTCTGCCGGTCCTCTATTTCAAAGTAGCGTTGCTAGTTCTGATCGAGACGGTACTTATGCTGCTGGATT